GTTTCGGGCAATTTTTTGCTAGTGATCTGGACACCCCCAGCTATGTATATATATAATTATATCGATATGTTATAGTAGTATTCATTGCATACTATATGATGGTATTCATTGCATACTATTATATTAGTAGCTTAATTTATAATGATTCTAATAGGATAAACAAGGCACAAAAAAAATAGCACTAACAATGTAGTACTACAGTATTGATACGATTTATACGATGCTAGGCAATCTTAGTATGCTCTAATCGATTTAACTTCATTATATATACACAAGTATACAAGCATAAAAAAAGAGCCGTTAAATAGACTCTAAATTAGTTTATATTAATATAGCTATATAAAGCTCAGAAATTAGCACAATAACATATATAACTTTCTATATATGTTTACCTGGCGTTGATAGATCAAAAATTTTAGCCACAAAAAAAGCCTCAATAAAGAGGCTTAATTTAGTATTCAAAAACATAAATCTACATATATATATAATACTCACTATTCCAATATATATAAATTTGCTTCAGCGTAAAGGCTTTTTTATATTGTATGCATTGGCAACGGTAATGATTAGAATTTACCTTAATAACATTGTCCGAATTTAGCCACTCAATAAATAAATCTTTCTTTGTATTCTTCATAGTGTTTTTTTTAGTTGTTTATATATGCTTCTGAATGTAATAAAGTTTATTACTATTAATGTAGTAATAGTATAACCGTTCTAAATTCACGCCTTGCGAACTATTTAATCCGATAAAATGCTTAGGGTTATTTTGCGCTAATTTAATCCATTGTTTGCAGGTATATAGTCTATCGAATGTTCTACGGTTAGTTTGTACGGAATTGCTTACAATGTGCTTAAAATGCTTTATTTGCTCATTCAAAGCAAATAATAAAGCATCGTTATACTCTTCAAATTTATAAACCGTTTCAATTTCTTTTGTGCCAAAAAATAGGCGCTTTTCTGTAGTTACTTGGGTTATTTTATACATAGTCTTTTCTTTTAGTAGTTAAGTAAATATTTACGAATTTCTAAAGCGTTATTGTTAATCTGCATAAATTCACGAAATAAACTTATATCATAAAAATAAACTTTATTTGCGCAATTTTCAGACTCACGGCAAAGTATATTGGAATAGTAAATCAACAAAGATATTCTATCTTTTTCGTGTATTGCCACTTTTTGAATGCCATAATTAGCTTCAAAATTACTGTAGAATTCTTTGCTTATTTTTTCGAATTGTAAATTTATCTTTTCTATTATTTCGGGATTAGTTCGCTTTAATCCCAAATTAAATAAATAGTCTAAATTGTTAAGTTGCAAATTTAGCGTATTGATTACTACTAAATTATTATTTGCGTTAAATTGTGCTTCATTCATAATTCCTCTTGTTTAAGTTAGTAAGCGTTTAATCTAGTGTATAATTAAGCCTATTTTATGGCTCTCTTTTGATATGGCTATTAAATCATTTTTTGAAGCGTTAATATATCCTGCATTAATTAAGTCCGTTTCGCTTTCAAAAATTTTAGAATGTCTGTCTTTTGATTCATTAATTAACTTGTCATTTTTTGAACCTAAAGAAAAAATAAGCGTTAAATTTTCAGGTATTGATTCAGTTAATTTATCAAATAAAATTTTGCTTTTTGTGTATGCGTAAAATTGAACATTCGAAAATTTGTTTATAATTTCGAACCAACTATTAATATACTCAAAATTGTAAAAATCGCCACTATCGTGAATTCGAACGTGCGAAGCTTTTCTTCGCTCTATTGCATTTGTCATTTTTTCAATGAATAGGCTTTTTTCTTTAGTCAACAAATATCTTTTTTCATACGCTTTTTTAGTATTTGTCCATATAAACGAACCTTTTCGGGCATAGCAAAATTTTGCGCATTCACCTGCAAAAGGACAAGTTGCTTTCCCTGTTGTGTGGCTTCTTAAGGCAGTAATGCCAAAATTGTAAAGTCTTATATTATTTTCTTTCGATGTTTTACGCATCTTGTCATTTTGCGTTAAAATTTGAGTATGTTTCAAATCAAATAAATCTTGTGTAGTGAATTTCATAGTTTTATATTTTTCCTGTTAAAATAATCTGAGCTATTGCGAATTCTATTGCCACGCAAAAAAGCATTGCAATTGGCAAATCTAAAAAGTAGAAAATTGTAATCAATACAATTGAGCCAAATAAGCCCACAAATAATATGCAAGCTGCAAAATGTAGTAAGTGAATTAAAAAAGTCTTCATAAGTTAGTTTTTAGAATTAAAATAATTTGTATAAAAAGGCATAAAAAAAGAACGATAAAGAATTTTGTATTTATAAACAAAAATAAAATTTTCTGTTTCTTCAGCTCTTAAAGCTAGTTCAAATTTAGTCTGTTGTAAAGGTGCAAAATGTCGCATAGTTTGAAAATTTAGGTAGTTAGTTAGTGATTAAGAATAGCCAAATATAAACAATTGTTTAAAACCATACAAGAAAAAACGAAAATAATATAAGGAACACACACGCACGCACACGCACACGCACACACACGCACGCACACACACGCACACACACGCACGCACACACACGCACGCACGCACACGCACGTATATAAAAATAATTCAATAATCCTAATTTAAACCTGGTTTTTTCAAATTAAGTGAATTTAATTTTGTTATGCTTGCATACTATAGGCAAAATAAAACACCACAAAAAAACATATAGACAAAGCAAGATATATAGATCACTCGATATGTAGCCTCCCCTACTCCACCGATATTTTCGAGTTCAAACCTCCTCTCCCCTACCGCCTGGAGCTGTTTGGATCGTTTTTTTTTTTCTATTTACTATTATTAATTAAAAATTGTGGTAGTTTTAAATAATTTTGAAGTGATTTCTAATTAAAAACAAATCGATTTGATTTAAAATAACTTTATTAAAGTTTTTTAATTTATGACTTGTGAGATAAAATAAAGTTTCTTACATTTGTTAAAGAATTACAAACCAAAAATCATTTTGAGAGATGAGAAAAGAATTAACTAAAACGGTTCGACCTTATATAATAGAAGGTTGGAATGCTAATAACGAAATTGAAGCTTACGATTGCAAAGTAAGTTTCGCTACTTTCCCCCAAGATTTTGATGGTTCTAATTACCCTAGGATTAGATTTGATATTATATTGATGAATGGTCAAACACAAGACAATTTTCATTGTGCAAAACCATTTGTCGATATGATTCAATGTATATCTAATCAGCTATATAATAAGATAGGTGGGTTAGACCCTGAAGCGTAAGGTGTCAATAGTGAAAGTTCCATTTTGGAGAGTGTAGGATTTAAGAAAACATACCGCCCCTCCTATTATTAACAAGAGTAAACATAAATTAGTAAGTATTATGAACGGACATTGGAAGAAACAGTTTAACTATGAGTATCTAGGATCGTACTCGTTAGAAGGGAAACGAGAGATTGTAGTAAGTATTAAGGGAGTCGGTTCGGCTAAAGTAACAGGTCAGAACGGAAGAAAGGAGGATTGTTTTGTTGTATATTTCAACGAGATGGATAAGCCGATGATACTCAATCGAACTAACGCAAAGGCAATCGAGAAGGTAGCTGGTAGTGGGTTAGTAGAGGATTGGGTTACTGTTAGGGTTACTCTGTATGTAGAGAAGGGAGTTAAGGCTTTTGGTGATGTTGTAGATGCTCTTAGGATTAGAGATAAGAAGCCTAGTCAGAATAAGATGACTAAGGAAGTTGAAACTGCTATGTTAGATGCTATTAAGAGTGGTCAAGTAGGCAAGGTAGAATTAGCTGTATCAAAGTACACAATGAATAACACTCAAGAGCAAGCTATTATGAACGCATTAAAGGAGGCTAAAGGATGATTCACATTATATTATATTGGATTTTATCTATTGCTGATGCACCTATATTTATATGGATTGCATTTTGGTTACACTTAGTTGGTAGTATGTTTCAATTTTTGGGTAGCTTTTTCAAAGGAAAATCCGACAGCATAAATCTGAAAGACATAGGAAGAGATGAAGAATTTTAACGATGACAGCGAGTACTACGGTGATTGGGAGTGGACTACTAATTCTCAATTAGGTTATGTACAGAAGTCTCCTTCATTCTATTGGATGATGCGTAATGGAGGCAAGATAGATGGACCAGCTTTAAGGTTCGGTAATCTGTTTCACACTTTAGTCCTTGAGCCACAAGAGTACGCTGAGAGATTCGTGATCTTTAATCCTGAAGACAGACCTGATAAGTTAAAGGGGATGACAGCTAAGTTTAATAAAGCTTGGAAAGCCCGATTAGAAGAGACTTGTAAGGAGGAGGGTAAATTACTAATGAGCCTTGATGATTACGAGTTAGCTCTAAGGCTTCGTAATAAGATGGAGGGAGTCCAGGAGATTAAGTCTATGTTGGATGCTTCTGAGAAGGAAGTTCCAAAGACTTGGGTGGATTTCAACACAATGAGTAAGTGTAAAGGTAAATGTGATATGATTATCGATGGTGATGTGATTGTGGATATTAAGACCACAGGAACAGACATCAAAGATTTCAGAAGGAAAGCTTACAACTATGGTTATCATCGACAGGCTGCTTTTTATCTTGATGGTTTTGAGGCTAAAGAGTTTATATTCGTAGTGATAGAAACGAAAGCTCCACATCAGATAGGAGTGTTTAGGGCTTCAGAAGATTTCCTTTCAAGAGGAAGAGAGGAATATATTAGTTTATTAGAAACAAAAAAGCGATATTGCGAAAGTAATACACAAGCTACTAACCACATTATACACGAAGAATTATGAGAGATACTTCAACAATAACAGACAAAGAAAAGTTAGCACTACGAGATGCTGTTGAGTTTTCTTGCGATTATTGGATGGTTGATCCATCAATGATATTTAGTAAGGACAGAGCAAGACGATTAGTTTATGCTCGACATTCAGCTAAATACTACCTTACCTATCTACACAAGAATCTATCCCTTCCTAAGATAGCTCAGTTAACAGAATGTGACCATTCTTCTGTTATTCATTCCAGAGATACCTTTGAAGATTTAACCTACAGCGAATCTGATTTTGCTATATTAAAGAGGAGATTAGTTGTTCGTAAGGATAAGAATGAATTGGAAGGGATTACCAAAACTCTATTTACTGAAATCCAAACAATAATCACAACCAAATTATCGATTGATGCTAAGACAGAAGCGATGATTGATTTATTCAAGCAATATGAAAATAGATAGAATTGATGTAGCTACGGAGGAAATCGTAGAAAACTGTGATGAGTATTTAATCATATCCTGTGAGTTTAAAAAGGGTGATGAGTATGTTACAAGGGCAAATGTTAGTACAGATGGAGAGTTATTAAGTGAAGCCCTCGTAGAAGAGATGTTATTAAGTGAGGAGTTAGCGGACTTCCTAATAAAAACAGTCCGAGATTATGAAATCCAAAAACCAAACTAAAAGAGTTATGGGAAATTTAGAGATGAAAGGAACAATTAAGGTTGTTTCAGAAGTACAAGAAGGAACAGCTAAGAGTTCAGGTAACGCTTGGAAGAAGTTAACCTTCGTAATTGAAACTGGAGGAGAGTATTCAAAAGATGTAGCTTTCACCGTGTTCGGAGAAGAGAAGGTAGATAACTTTCTAAAGTTTAACAAAGTTGGTCAATCTGTAGATGTTAGCTTTAATGCTGAGTCGAGAGAGTTTAACGAAAGGTACTATACCGACCTTCAAGCTTGGAAGATATTTACTTCTACTGATGAGAATGGTAAAGAACCTGTTGCTGCCGAATCAAACGGATTCAGTAAAGCAAGCGACTTACCGTTCTAAGATATATAAAGGGGTTGTAAGGGAATATTCTCTTATAGCCCCTTTTATACCACCACTACTACCTAACCTAACCTAAAACGATTTGATAACGATGGCTAAAAGATTCACCGACACTACGAAGTGGAATGAAGATTGGTTTCTTGACCTGACTAACCCACATAAATTATTCTGGAATTACATCTGTGACAATTGCTGTCACGCAGGTATATTCAAACCTAACAAGAGGATGTTCGAACTTCTTGTAGGAGTAAAGATTGACACGGATCAGTTCTTATCCGATGTAAACAAAGATAAACATAGAGTATTAGTATTGAGTAATGGTAGATGGTATCTAACAGGATTCATCTTATTTCAGTACGGAACGAAACTTAACGATAAGAATAGGGTACACAAGTCTATATTAGAGATTCTATTAAAAAACGATATAGTTTGGGAGGATAAAGAAGTACAGCTATCTATTGAATCTGACACTACTAAGTCAACAGATAAGTCACCGACTAATAAGGCAACACCACAATCTATTGAGGAAGCAGTAGCCTTCTTTATTGAAAAGGATAGCACTAAGAGAGAGGGTGAGAAGTTCTACAATTTCTATGGCTCTAAAGGATGGAAGGTAGGTACATCCCCTATGAAGAATTGGCGATTGGCTGCTACTAATTGGATTGGAAGAAACACACAAGCACAACCAAGTTCGGATTACTTAGGTAGCCAACTCAAGCAGATGAAATCATAATGGCTTCGGGCTATAGAGTTACCTCTAATCAAGAGGTTACGGACTATTGTAAGAAGATTTATACAAAAGGATATACCAAAGGATTAACTACAGGAATAAAGCCTTTAGACCCTCACTATACCTTCCGTAAAGGTGAGCTTACAATAATGACTGGATTTGCTAATATTGGTAAAACCACATCTCAATTATTTCTAATGATAATGGCAGCGAAGCTGTACAATTGGAAATGGTTAATGTACTGTCCTGAGAACGAACCTGTGGGTGATCTGATGATAGACATTGCTGAGATGTATTGTGGCAATACAGCCGACAAAGATTTCTCTAGTAGAGTTAATCAGGATGAATACCTTAGAGCTATCCAATGGGCTTACGACCACTTTACGGTGCTTACATTCGATGAGACTCCAACAGTTAATGAAGTGTTAGATGCTTTCGAGGATTATATGCAAGTAGCTGAGATAGATGGATGTTCTATCGACCCTCTTAACGATTTGCGTTCTGCTGACAAGCAATCTAAGTACGATTACTACTACGATGCCTTGAGCGATATTAGAAGGTTTATCAAGCGGAATAAGTTAGCTTTCTACCTTGTGGTTCATCCAGGTACAGCAGCCAATAGAAGAAGAAATGAAGATGGCACTCGACCTGCTCCGAATATGAGCGATGTAGAATATGGTGCTATGTTTGGGAATAGAGCTGATAACTTTATTGTGTTTCACAGGAATCCTCAGAGTGACAAGTGGAATGTTACTGAGATACATCTACAGAAGGTAAAGTTCCAGAAATTGGTAGGTGTACCGACTCCTGAAACTACTCCTATTTGTTTGTTCTACTCGTATCAAAAGAGGAGATTCCAGTACCTAAATGAGAACGGTAGTTTAGTTGACCCAATAGAAATGATAGATAAGAAAATAGTTGATGACCCGAATTGCCCTTGGTAGTTCGGTTTAAATTTACTACATTCGGATTGTTATTAACTAAAACCTATTATTGAGATGTTAAAAATTGGAACAGATTTTAGTGGAATCGGATCACCCGAAACTGCTTTGAAACGATTAGGGATTCCTATAGAAGAGGTGTTCGCTTGTGAAATAGATAAATATGCTCGTAAGAGTTATGAAGCTTTACACTCACCTGTAACATTCTACGAAGACATTACTACTCGTAACCATTCAGAAGTACCACAGCTCGATTTATATGTAGCAGGTTTCCCTTGTCAAACTTTTTCTATGGCAGGTAGGCGTAGAGGGTTTGAAGATACAAGAGGAACGCTTTTCTACAATGTAGCTGAGTTCATTAAAGAGAATCAACCGAATTGCTTTATATTAGAAAATGTTCGTGGATTGATGTCACACGATAATGGTCGTACTTTTCAAACGATTATAGATGTATTAAGTAATGGAGGTGGAACGGTTAATAATCAAATGGGTTTAGACTCTATTGATAATGGATTGGGTTATCACATTCATTATAAAGTTCTTAATACTAAGAATTTTGGTATACCTCAAAATCGTGAGCGTATATTTATTGTAGGATTCAAGCATTCTAGGGTGTTTAATTTTCCGAAAGAATTTCCTCTTAAATTAAAGCTTAAAGATATTCTTGAAGATAGCGTTGATGAAAAGTATTATCTTAGTGGTAAAATGCTTGAGTATTTAAAGACCGCCAAACGAGCTTTACCTTTTACTGACCCAAATACAAAGAATGTAACTAACTGTATAACGGCTAATTACCATAAGCAATCTACTGATATTGAGTATATAATTCACAACCTACAACGAAGAAGTGCAGATAGACCTTCGATTAAAAAGGATAAAAACGCAGGTGGAACAGGTCATCTAAGTAAATCGGATGGAACTGTTTACTGTTTAGACTCAGCTAATACTCAGGCTGTGGAGAACAACAAACGAATAAGAAGACTAACTCCTTTAGAATGTTGGAGGCTTCAAGGATTTACAGATGAAGAATTTCATAAGGCTGAGAAGACTAATTCTAACAGCCAACTTTACAAGCAAGCAGGTAACTCGATTACGGTTAATGTAATGGTAGAGTTATTAAAGAAAATTTACCTAAAATAGATTATATTATGCCTGATGAAATTACAATAAAAGCGATTAACTTATTAAGAGAGTGTGATCCAAATTTAGACGAGATGGGTAGTATGGATAAATTCTTAGAGCATCAGTTCGAATTAACTAGGATGCGTGACCAATATGTAAGTTACTCTAACCATCCACAAGCTGAGAAGATGAAGAAGCGATTAGAGGTGTTTGAGGAGAGCAGCCAGGCTTTTACTTGGGTGTACTTTCAGATGCTCCAATATAAGCGTGAGAAGGTATTAGCTAATGCGAATGAGTTAGAGATGGCGAATGCTGTTATAGAGTTAAAGAACGAGTTGAATATATTAACTAAATTGAATAAGGATGAATAAAAAAGAACTTGATTTATTAAATAGATTCGCATCGAAATATAATGTTGATTGCAAACCGACTAAAAGCGAAACGGCTTTTTGGGATTTCACTTACGAGTGGGATGATAGGAAGTTCTATTGCGAGATGAAGCAGCGAAACTTCACTTTAGATGAAGCGATGGAGAAATATCCTGAAGGATTACTCCTGGAGATGCACAAGTATGAGCGAATCCTGAGAAGGACTAAGAATGAAAAAAGCGCACAGGGTCTTTACTTCAATTTCTTCAGCGATAATAAAGCTCTAGTGTTCAATTTGAATAAGTTAAAGGTAGATAAATGGCAATGGAGAACGATGCCTGAATCTACTGAATTTGGTAAAAAGAGATTTGTGTATAAGTATGTCACTTTTGTTGATTACGATAAGGGAAAATTGTTTTATATTTGAGGTATAATAAGTGTTTCTCATTAAGTTTTAGGTTAGTAACGGAGGGGAGCGATTCTATTAATTTAGGATCGCTCTTTTTTTATTGAATATATTTTGTATATTTGGTATATATTAACTAAAACAATTGAGAGATGGTAAAAGAAAAGTCTAAGTACTACACGAATAAAGCTATCAGAACTAAGATAGATAGATTGTTAGAGTTGAATGCTCGGAATGTGTCTAACGAGAGTACAGGTAGTAAAAATGATTTAGGTAGTAAGGAACTTGTACAGGAAGCTTGGGTGGAAATTCAGAATAAGATAAAGGAACTCGATCCGATGTTTTACGAAGTAATTAAATCAAGGTAGTTATGAGTAGGATAGAAGATAAAGTCTGTGAAAAGATATTAGAGCGAGCTGAAGTAGGTAAATCTAAATATGGCACTACGATGGAGAGAACCGATTTAAGTCGCTTAGAGTGGCTTATTCACGCTCAGGAAGAAGCGATGGATTTGTGTGTGTACTTGGAGAAGCTAATACACGAAGAAGAAAGTAAGCCATTCAAGTACGAATGGAATATAACAGAATAGAAAAAGGAGCTTTAATTAGCTCCTCTTTTTCATTTTAACCCCCTAAAATTCAATATAATTAGCTGTTAGAAATCCACAACTCTCTTCCTTCAAACCTGATTGATTTGATGCTTTCTAGTTTAATAGTTCTGTAACCCTTTTGTTGTGTGTCCCAAACAATAACATTACCTCTTTTCTTAGGATTATACTTTAAGCCTTCGCCACTTGTGTATTTATGTACACCAGTTCGGCAGTTCATAAATCTGATTTTACCATTTGCTTTTCTAAAAGTAACTCCAAAGAATTTACCTTTTGTTGATTCGATGATTGTGTTTAATAAAGTGGTTTGCATAATTTCTAGTTGTTTGGTTAATATCTTTCTTTGTTCTCTACAAATATAAGTAAACATTTGTTAACAACCTAATCTTAGGACAAAAAAAAAGGATAAAATTAATTATCCCTCTTGCATACCCTAGCTTCCACAAGCTTCGCAATCTTCATCTTCAATACCACAGGTTTCAGGTTGCTCTTGGTCTGTCAAACCCTCTATCCAACTACCAAATACATCTTCTGCTACTTCTTCGGGTGTTTTGTCTTTTCTTTTATCCATTCTATAGGTATAGTTTTATCAGCCCATTTAATATTATGCTTCTCACACCATTGGCTGTATGTGGTTAGAGAGCCTTTGAAAATCTTGTTCTTATGTCGTTGAAAAACCATCCTAATATCTTTATCAGGATGTTGCTTGATGACTAACAGCATCTTCTTCCTGTCTGCTGAAGTAAATCGACCTTTTAGCTCACAAACAATTCCGTTTGGAAGTATAACATCGGGAGTATATTTGCGCTGTTCTGATACCTCGTAAAAGAGATTGAGAGATTCGTACTCAAATGGTACACCTTGGTCATCCAATAGTGAACAGACTTCTCTCTCATAATTACTTCGGAATCTTATGGTGGGGGTTATTCTCATAGTATGTTTTCTTATTATGGCATTTGTGGCAAAGCCCTTGAAGATTGGAAATTTCTAATTCAGAACCTCCGTTTTTTATGGGATTAATGTGATCCACCATTTGTGCTTCAGTTACTATACCTTTATCCTCACAATGAACGCATAACGGATTCTGTCTTAATACATATCCTCGTAGCTTGCGCCACTTAGTAGTTCGATAGAATGAAGTATCACCACCCCAAGATTGATTCTTCTTTAAGTAGTGAGGAGGTCTTTCTTTGGGTAACTTTGGCATATATCAACTGATATTTAATTCAAATCCTTCAGCTTCGGTGGACTCCAATAACTCATTGAGAGTTCTTCGTGATGCTGTAATATCCAACAAGGAATCCCTGTTGATTTTTCCAAACCTAGAGCCAACAAGAATACACCCTCTTGTGTCGGTGTTATAGTTTCCGTAATGAATAAGTATGTATCTTCGATTGGGAACATCCTGTAATATAATATGATTTTTATACTTCTCCGAACTTCTGTGCTTACATTTATAAACACCTTTAGGAATACAAGATATATTACGCATATTAGCTTTCCAAGGTAACTCTAAAGTGACACATTCAAAAATTTTCTCTAAGCCATCGAACAATGTAAGATGACCTAGAGTTTGATGACTATCATCTTCCAACCTTGTTAGGAAAGCTTTATACATCCTTTTTAAATATATTTTTCAGCTTTTTTTTATCACACTTAGAACATTTTTCGTTACTTAAAAAGCACAGAGGTAATACAGCAATAGCAGCTAGGCATAATACTTGCCAGGTTATACCACTAGAATCTATATTAGCGACTGAAGCTACAGCAAGTACACCTGATACTGTTCGTTTAGAAGACCATTTTCCTTTATTGTCTTTGAACATCTCAGGAATAATAGCTATAATGCTTTTTGCTATTATTTTAGGTATGACAGCCATCTTACTTTTCTTTTGGATCGCCATTATTTTGGATAAAGAAAGCAATAAGGTCATCTAAATAACCGAATACTTTATTATCTTTAATAGTAGGAGTTAACCTTACTATGATACGAGCTACTGCTAAAATTGCCAATAACAACTCAGCTCCGTTAGCTAATAAAAAATCTAAAACTTCTCTCATAATACTTGTTTGTTTAACTTAATTTATGTAAAGGTAATGAAAAAACAGGAGAAAAGGTAGTAAAATCCCATTTTTTCAAAACCTCTACAATTTCTTTTTTCTAATTTTTCTTATTTCTTGATACCACTTATATATACCGAATGTAACGGCTAATATTAGTGAGGTCATTTGTAACCATTGTTCTGCATCTGATATGCTTATGCTAATAGCTGCGACTTGGGCTATTGCTATTTCCGTTATGTCTTTGTTCATTTTCAAAATTAACTTTCTATTATAGAATAGGTTACATATATATCTAATTCTACATCCCCATTAAAACCTGAACCACCTGCGTAAACTTCTACTGCTCTATTATCGGTATCACCCTGAGATATTTCACCATTGATAGGAGGGCAATTATAAGTTCTGTTTCCAGTTTCATTATTCATAAAATCTCTAATATACCCTGTGTAAGTTCCGTACGTAGTAGTTCTATGCTGACCTATATATAGATTATTACTTGATGTTTCGGTTGATGTCCTGTCTGCAAAAATCATAACATTCGACACACATATCTTATACCCAGAGCCTGGAGCTGCTATTAACTCTATAGCTGTAGTTTCCAAAGCTTTGTATTGAGCTATAGTTATTCCAATCTTCTTTGTCCTTGTTAATCCATCTTTATCGAAGTAAGGAAAACCATCAAGGTTGTATAATGTATTAGTAGTAGAAGTAGGGTGAATTGATTCGGGTCTTAACACTATTGGTTTTTCAGCATTTAATGCCGTATCTGTAAATATAGCTACAATCTCTTCATCGCCACTACCTGCACTAGAACCATTCGCTCTAATCTGAACTGTTCCATTTCTAGCTCTATTTGATAAAGCTACTATATCAGGATTATGGATTGTTAATATAGCTCTATTAGTACCATCGTAGTCATCAGGGTATTGTATCACCGACACTCCCGAACCGCCATTTACATCAGAATCTAATACAATATCACCACCACTTTTTAAGTTCAGATTTCGTTTTAAAGGGTCGTTATCTATTTCTAAGAAACCTGCACCACCAAAAGCACCACTATCGTTAAATTGGACTTGCTTACTACTACCTCCAGGAGAACCACCTGATGAATTTATTTGAGCAATTAAACTTCCTTTCGTTGGTATTAATCTACTAGATGTAGTATAAACATACGAAGGTGTAAAAGAATTAATATAAATAGTCGTATCACCTTTTTCAGCTGCCGTGTTAACAGTCACCTTTTCAATAAGCCTCTGAGCATTATTAGACACCATCATTAGGTCTGTGTTAGCGGTAATATCTACCGTTAATGGCTTTACTGTTAATTGAGTAAGAGATGTATTTAATGGACTTAAAATTTCGTTTAATACAGATATACTATCCTCTTCGGTGAAATTTTTAACATTTATATTCAACAACTCTTGTGTTATTGTTGGTGATGTGTTATCATAACCTATATTCGTGTCTGGATATTCTGTCGTTATAACAGGAGTCACTATAGATGACGTTATTGTACCTGAAAAAGACCATTGAGCTTTATTAGGATTATAAGACATTTTATTGAAAGCTAATATCTCAACTACAAACGAACCATCCTCATTTTCATACCATCTATTGAATCCTGTTGAAGGAATCGTTGATAGACCATTGGAATAATTATTTGGAGGCTCTATTAAAGTCGCTTCAAGTTGGATTGCGTTCCTGTAATTAAAATATAGAATATCATCAGTAATAAGTTTATGTATCTTATGAGATGTTCCTGTACCATTTATTTGCCAAAGATTAGTTTGTATAAAGTTATATCCATCATCCACCCATAAAGCAAACTTACTTATAGTTGTCGGTCCATCATTAAATATTATGTCTGCTATTACAAGGTTTTCAGCATTATTTGATGCGTCATCATCATCCGTTACATAAGAGTCAACTACTGATCCTGCAAAAATTTCACCATCTTTATATGGATAAACTTTAATAGATTCAAATTCAACATCAATATCATAACCATCCCATTTAGAATCATATCTTGAGCTAATAGTTCCATCATTTTCTTGAACAGCAAACCAATCACCACCTCCTAAAGCAGAATCCCAAGAGCCATAATAATCATTATATAAAAAAATACCTTGAGCCTCTGATACCGTACTTATGAGTGTGTCTATTTCTACATCAAATTCACTTGGACCATCCACATCTCCATTAGCAGCAGTAGTTTGAAGAAACAGTAAATCAGATTTGAATACCATAGCATTATCTATGTCTGTTTCTGAACCATTATTTTCCCAATCAGTTGCAATATTATAGCCATTACCTGCAAACTCATCTAAATCTGGCGTTATGTTTTGATTAGAAAATGGTACTAAATACCTATCATTAGGTGCTACAGAATCACTTGATTCGACTTTTAACCAAAAAGGAAATATAATTCTCCCGAAAAAACTTTGAGTTGGAGTAACATTACTTTGTTTTGTTACTTTAATTTTCATTTTAATCCGAAGCTTAAAACTCACATCATCCCCATCCTCAAAATAACCTAACAAATTCGGTCCAGTCAAATCTTGACCATAAGGTATCCAGCCAGCATTAGGCATTTGCCATACAGGGAAATAACCTAATTGATATATATTTCCATCATCACTTGGATTGAAATCTATCTTAACTGAACCTAGTTTATTTCCATATTTCTTTGTTCTATTATAGAATCCAGGTTCTCCAACATCACTTTTATTTGTTGCATAAGAAGGATATTCACCTATAGCACTATTAAGGGATTCAGTAGTATTAGAGTCAAAAGTTCCATCTTTTTGATAGTTAAAGTAATCGTGAGTGCTTCCATCAGCTAATAACCAATATTGAATAAAGGTATATTTACCGTTTGAGAATACAAATCTACATTGAAAGATTTTACAAATTTGAACTAATATATCATAATATGTTTTAAATTTAACAACATTATTCAGGTCATCTAACTCAGTAAAAGCAGCCCTATTTATCGCAGTTAGATAAACAGGATCATCTGATGTAGACATATTAGTTTCATACCATCTCACTTTGGTCGATAAAACAACATCTGAATCTGATAATATAGAATTGTTATCTAATTTACCTATTATGTCAGATAAAATATCTGTAAATCGACTCCTTCCAGTAATAACATTACCATCATCATCTTTATAATCTATTTTTTTTAATAAATCAACACCATCTGTTGCTTGTATCTTAAAGTCAAATGGATAAAATGAATCTTTTATTGATACAAGTTTCTTGTTAACTTGACCTAACCAATAGAATGTGTAATTATCTCCATCTGGAGTAAAATCGTTTGCTGCGTTAAAAACACCATCCTTTAATATCTTAACATTAAACCTACCATCTTCAGACTCACCAAGGTCGGTAGACAGAGCTTTCTTTATCGAATCATCTACATTCATTATAAATGAAACGGTGGAAGCCTTTATTAAATCATAGGTGTTAGCACCTCCATTGAAGTTAATGGAAAATCCATCACCTCTTAGAGTAAATTCAGTAGATGAACCACTAAATTCATTATCGTGTATCTCTACCTTATAAAGTTCTTTTCGTATATTACGAAATTCTGCGTGAAATCTTATTGCCATTTTTTTGTCTTAATTTCCCTCGATAGGTGTAGTTGTCGAGATGTTACTGAAATAAGGTACTTGATGCAAATGGTTAGATGTTGATAAAGTTTCCCCACCTGTTTCGGCTGCAATTTTATTTCCTTGAATAGTAGCTATCTGAATACCTTCTGAGTCTAACGAACCATAAACCTGTACTCTAATATTTTGAGAACCCATCATTCCTTGTAATTTATCTAATGGAGCAATTACTTCGGGATTGCTTCTTGCACCTGAATATTCACCCATTAACCCTAATGTTGGACCAGATACAATACCACCATTGGCAAATGCAGGGATCGGTTGAGCAGCAATGGCAGCAATCTGAATAGCACCTGCAATACCAATTGCAATAGCAAGAGGTGGTACGGCAACATTAGCTGCGACCTGAGATGCTACCTGTACGATAGCGTTAAACATAGCTTGTGCTTTTTCTAGCTTGGCTTGTTTTTTCTTTAGTTTATTAGATTTCTTGAACGAATCCTCTTCTAATTTTCTTAAAAGCTCTGCTTGCTGTTTAGATGTTGCTGATTGGTAGGCAGCAGACTCTTCCATTAAAGATTTCTTTCTATCAAAAAGTTCTTGGTCTTTAGCAATTTGTAAATCGAACTGCGTATTTAGTACTTCATTTATTCCTGAGAATGCTGCCTCTACTCCCATTGCTATGTTCTCAAAAGTAGTTTTACCATTCTTTTGCATAGTACCAAATATTTCACCAACCGTTACTTGAACTGAGGTAAAGGCATCCTTTACTTTATCACTAAATGATTTAGTAACTTCATTTAGTGGACCAATAAACGGTGGTGGTGCTAAAACTCCAAAGCTTGATGATGCCTGGGTTGGGGTTGGTGTTCCAGTTGGGATTGGGGTTTTTGCTTGAGCTGCAGTTGAACCTATTTCATCTAATTGTTTTAGGTAGTCAGCTACAGCTTGCGCAGCAGTATCGAATTGACTTGTATCTTTACTTAATTCATCTCTTAAATCTTCTAAAGCCTCTCTTTGGTTTTCAGTGATTTTATTATTAGACCCAAGAGTACCAATCCAAACCGTTGTATTTTTATTTAAGTCAAAATATTCACCTTTTATATTGCTTAGAGTTTTCTCTAATTTGGTTTGCGTAGAAAGATTACCACTCAGCTCAAATCCAACAGTTTTATAAATCTTTCTCAAAGCTTCTAAAGCCTCGTCTTCCTTGGCAATTAACTCACGACCCTTTTTAGACTTCTCGTTCATCAACTCTTGCAACCTCTCAGATTCAGCCTGTAGTTGTAGTTTTTTTAAGAACGAAGTATTAGATTGGTCTAAAGCTAGTTTTATATCTTCATTAGCAATCTTTTCAGCTTCCATATTCTCAAGGAAGCCTGGGTATTCAGTTTGTAACTCTTTTATAAGTTCAATCCTTTTTTCCGACCCCTCATTGGCAGACATCGCTCTTTCGGCTAGATTACTTAATGCTTCTTGTTCTTCTATAAGATTATCAGTAACGCTACTACTCTTCAAAGCTAAAAGCGCAAATGCACCACCCAATAATCCTATACCAATAGTAACGGGGTTAAGTAGAGCTATTAAAGCTCCCACACCTATTAATACTGGACCAAGTACAGTCATTATTCCACCTACTGTAATTATAAGCTTTTTAGTAGAGTCATCAAGATTAGCGAATCCTGAAGCAAATGAAGTTATACGACCAATTATAGGTACAACAATCTCAGCGAGTAAAGCTCCTAATTCTAATTTAAGACCTTCTATAGCAGATTGCATTTTCTTAACTTTAGCGAAGGTTGTTTCACCCATCGCTTTAGCCATCTCATCAAGTCTACCAGTATTCTTAGCATAACTCTTTGCTAACTCATCTACTTTCTTCTTATTTTTTGATAAAATTAATAGTTGAGCAGCAGCAGTTTTACCTGCCATTGTGGATGCATCAATAATATCCATCTCACCTTTAGCAATTCGATCTAAGGTTTCACTAAATGGAATACCTTTTTGTGCTAATTCTATAAATATCTTACGAAGTCCTGTACCTGCTTTGGAAGCTTTGATACCATTATCCATAAGAACACCCATCATACCTGCTAACTGATTAAAATCAACACCAACAGAGTTAGCAGCCGTACCGGCGTGACCGAAAGCTGTACTAAAAGTACTAAGTTGAATAGATGAATTAGCCGATGCTGATGCTAAAGTGTTAGCCACGGAAGCTGCGTGTTCGGCAGATAATCCGAAAGCGTTTATTGAAGATGCTACGGTGTTGGCTGCAAGAGATAAATCTTCTCCTGTTGCTAAAGCTAATTTTAGTACGGAAGATTCCATACTCATAATTTGCTTTGGATTAAACCCTTTTCTACCAAAAACTAACTGTAAATCAGCTACTTGTTGTGCTGTAAATTGGGTGGTAGCACCTAATCTTTTAGCTTCGGCAGTAAGCATTTTAAACTCTTCAGCCGTAGCTCCAGTTATAGTTTTAACTTTCATCATACCATTCTCAAAATTAGAGAATGTATCGAAAGCTGATTTACCTAAAGCTACAAGAGGCGCAGTAATCCCAAACGACATCATCGAACCTAATCGAGCAGAAGTTTTAGCAAATTTAGTAAGTGATTTGTTTGCTTTACCTAACCCAGATTCTAAGCCTTTTATATTGGCTGCGACAATTATCGAGATGGTTTTTATTGAACCCATTATTTCTGCATTTTTTTAAGTATTTCCTTATGTCGAGCAACATCTGCCTTTATTTGTTCAGGCGATGCAATAATCTTATTAGGTATGTTTTCATTATCCCAAGGAAGAGGTAGGAATTGTTTAGGTTTAAGAGGTCTTTTAAGGTTTGGTGATGCTATTATATGAGCCAACACCCTAGTTCGCTCCCAAGACTCTCTTATATTAGCTTGAGCTTGATTATTATAACCTTTTAGAGTGTTGTTAAAGGAACGAGGGGTTAGTTCATATAATTGCTCATACGCTAACCCCAACATTCCTAATCCAATTTCCTCGAGTTTATCCCAATCAATTTCTCCTGAGTCCTCATCGATTTCCTCTCCCTTGACTACTTTCCCTCGGCTTGGGGTTGATCCAATTGGAAAGCTTCAAAGATTTCATTTAACTTGCCGAAATCTTCATTATCTAACCAATCTTCAATATCAGCGATTTTGTAATTAAACTTTTCACCGTTTTTCTTCGCACCGTACTTTAAACCATAATATGCAATTATGCCTATATGTTCTAACTCAGTACCAAGTTTATTTAACTCATTTAATTTAAGACCACAATCCATACAGATGTGTTTTAATCCTAAATAAGAAAACCTAATAGGTCGTAATTGACCACCTAACTCTACCTTTTTCATATTTTCTACCTTTTATTAATAATTACTACGATACTTCTAATTCAGCCGTTCCTGTTAAAGAAATAGACCAAGATGTGTTTTCCTCTACACCTGCATCCATAGATACACTTGTAATTAAGGCATCGCCTGTGTATGTAACTGGTGCTGGTGTTGCTGAATCAGCATCGTCTAATACGAAAGTAACTACTACTTCACCTCCAGCAATTAACGCTGCTATGTTAGTATCAGAATCCCCTTCGGTAATATCCACAAAAGAATCACCACTCATTTCCCAAGACATTAGTCCTGCTAAACTTTCAGACCAACCTGCTGATGATTTAGTTGTTGAATCTCTTAAATCTCTACTTATAGATAGAGAAGCAGAAGTACAATGTGCCAATGCTGTTCCAGCTATGGAAAGTACGACTCCTGTTGCATTTTGAATTGCCATTTTATTTTAGTTTTTAATTATTAAACAGTTGAAAATTATCTCTTTGTAGAATTTTTCAGCAGACTTAAAGTAATTATCGTCTAATGTTTCAAAACGAAATTTAGCTGTATAATCTACTGAATCCTCAGTATAAGTTACTGAGTATAAATCTAAAGCTTCTACAACGGCTTTAGCTTGGTTATATGTTGTGTTGTAATCGTCAGCGAAAGCAATAATTCGGATCGATACATCACAAGAATTTAAAGAATTTCCTTTTGACAAGAAATTGCTAACATTCATTATTTCGAAGGTTGTACAAGGATAATTCGCTCCTTGAGGTATAATAACAGGAAACACCTTATTATTAAATTCTTTTACTGAGACATTATCTATTGAGATATTTCCTGTAGCACTTTCTGAGAATATAAGACTTGTACCATCTGCAGTAAAACTACCACTATATGTGGTGTAAGTTGTCGGTACACTTTCTAAGTTAACGTGTGTGGCAACACCATTTGAGATATTCAACTGACCTCCACCATCCTCGCTTTTAGCTAAGAGAGTGTAAGAGTATGTTTTGCCCACAGTAAAAATACTCGTCTGAGTTAAGGTAGACGTAGGGGTTTTAGCTAAATAACCAAAGCCACCTGATGTTGTTGCACCTCCTGTTTTATCCCAATCACTATCAGTAGCAAAATCACCATTAACAACCAACTCACTACCCAAAGCATTATTAGCAGCGTTGAAGTCAGTTGATGAACCTAATTTGTCAAATATTTTCTTACCTATTACAGCGAACATATTATAAACCTGCTTTTTTAATTATCTTACCTAATAACTTTAGTAAATCTTTCTCAGCCCTCGTAGAGATTGCTGTTCCTTTTTGGTCAACAACTTGACCTAAATAATCAGGTTGTTTCGGCATAACACCGACTGATTTACCACTTTTATGGTATCTAATACCTTCCGATCCATCTAAAGAAAAAGCAGCTAAATTTCTACTAAATTTTCCTTTTACAAAGGTTTTGTTAATTTGCTTTAATCGTGGTCCAATAAATATTCCAGGCTCTCTACTTCTTTTAGCTGTGATAATTCCAATAGTTTGAGCCATTGATTTACCTCGCTTAATACCTCCTGTGCTTGGATTATACCTTGCTCCTGGAGTTTTATGTTTTGAACCTTGCTTAAACTTCTGTATTGCTGCTCTAACTGCCATTTGACCTGCAGGTCGGAGAGCTTTATTCACGATAGAACGAGATTGTCGAGGAGTTTTACCAATCTGTTTCAGAGCTTGTTTAACAGCCTGAACACCAATAATTTTTATCTTATTTTTAGACTGGGTTTTCATCATCTAAATCTTGTTTAACAAACACTTCAATGAACTCTTTTCGTGGGTCTAATACCCATCCTAGAATATCATAGTTTTCACCATACGAATCCTGTAATCTCCAATTAGACTTGATAGCCTTAGTATCGGAACTATATCGGATCGTAAATACAAACCTTGAATACGATTGAAGCTCGTTACCTTCAAACTTCTCCTTTACATCTCTAAGAGTCTTTACATTTTTGTTAGCCCAAACGGTAACAACATCTGTATAAGTCTCTGTAATCCCCCCGAAAGAGTCTTGAGTAAAGTTAGGTTCTTGTAACTTGATTCTCTCGTTGAAATCCCCTGCCTTTATTTTGCTTATGAAAGCCATCTAGTGATAACATTTATAAGGTTGCAATAAGATTTCTGATGCCATTGGGAATCTACGCTTTCTGTCCTCTCTGAAATAATACATATCAGACACAATCAATTTGATTGCTTGCTTTACAGCATTCGGAACATCGGAAGCTGCTGAACCCATTCCTGTCTTAAACTTGAACCAATATGTGTTAGAAGCGTTAGCCTCTAATGTTGGACTGCTAAAATCGGAATTAGTATGAACTATAGATGGATTTGAATAAGTATCTACATAAGCTTCATAAGAGCCTTGTGCTGCTCCATCAACATCTATCCAATTAACAGGATATACAGCTTCAACTGCAGGTACTCCTTCCTCGGCAGGTTCCGCTTCTACCGATAATAATGTGCAATCAGGAAACAATAAAGTCGCTTGATTACGGACATCATTAAAATAGAGTTCGTATTCGTGTTCAATGAAATTACGATTGCAATAGTTTTCAGCCATTTCAGTCGCAGCCTCAATATAAGCACTTAACAGCGTATCTTCATCTGAAGTGTCTATACGCAATTGTGATTTAATTTCAGGTACAGAAACTACCAATGTGGCAGGATCAGTAACCAATTTTAAATCTCCTTGAATATGGATGTTTGGATTAAGATACATATAGTTAAATAGATATATAAAGAAGAGAGGTTTTACCCTCTCTCCCTTAGTTTATATTGATTATTATTATGCTGTACCTACTTCAGTAGTTAAAGATGTACCTTTAACGAATGAATCACCGTGAGCAACACCCCAATCGATATATTGGTTAACAACCAATCTTACTTCACCCAAGGCAGCTTGAGTATATGGGTCTACGATAATATCTAAACCACCGAACATTCCGATGTATAATTTAGAGAAATCACCGAACAAAAAGTCTCCACTTCCTGCGCTTGTTCCTGGAACTTGAGCAGCTTTAGCAGGTGCGTTAGAGAAATAAGTTGGATAACCATTCACTAAACTACCTTGCATTCCTACATTTACAGCAGCAACAGCGGCAGATTGTTTCAAGTCTTTCATAAGAACTGGATTAGCTACATAAGCTAAGTTTCCAGAAAGACCTTCATTCACAGCTAACTCTTGTTCAGCAGCCACGAAATCAGAATATATTGATACATTAGCTTCGTAAGTAGCAACTTCAGTAAAGCCAGCAGCACCACCACCATCAGCAATAGCTTCTGGAGCATCCGAAACATCGGTTGATGCAAACATAGCTGTATCAATTAATGCACCTGCAGCACGACCTAAGTCACTAAGGATAGCATTTTGCGCTCCCATACCGTTTTGCAATAAAAGTTGCTTAGAAATATCAACAAAAGAAGTTAATCTTTTTGGTGATAAAGTTAATTTAGAAAACTGTGCGCCTTGGTCTGTACCTGTAGTAACCTCACCTTTCCAAGATACACCTTGCTTACCAACGATTGGTAAAACAGAGTCACCTGCAAGTCCAGTTAATACATTAGCACCTACTTTATCAAATACAGTAGCCTCACGAAGTGCATCAGCATAACTCATTATTGCTTTTGGGGCGATTGCTGAACCACCTTGAGTTATATCAGTTCTCTCCTCAAAATAACGAGCAGGGATTCCTAAACCTTGAACAACACGACCATTTGCTCTAGCTTCTGCTACAGCTTCATCGTGTAATTCTTTTTCAACACCATCAAGATTGTTATTCATAAAGCCTGAAATAGCCTTGAAGATAGAGTAAGAACGAACATCGCTTTTTTCTTTACCTAAAGTAGAAACAGAGGTAGATTTAGAAGCAATCTCAGCGTTCAATTTTTCTTGTCTCTCAACAGTATTAACATCTTTTCCCATCTTATCGATAGATGACATCATTGTGTCATAACTAGCTTGTTCTTCAGTATTGAAGTCACGAGCTTCTGATTTGCAAGTATCTAACAACTCACCTGCTTTTTTAATCAGGTCAGCACGATCTTGTCTTAATTCAACAGAATTTTTCATTTTAAATTTTGCTTTTTAAAGTTAATTCGTTTTTTAATAAATTGATTTGGTGAAGGTCTTTCTCCTTCTCATTGCTTTTCATTTCAATTTCGATATTCTTCTCAAACTCCTCCATTGAACGGAGTGCAACATCTGTATTTGCATAAGCACCTACACCTACAATAGAAACATCGTACAATCTTCCGATTTTATTGATAGTTCTTTTTGTTTTACCATCTTCTTGCGACCATTCATCGTCTTCTACGGTGAATGCAAAGCTAGACTCATAAAGTAAGCCTCTACGCATTAATTCGGCAACATCTCTACCTGTTGTAGTATCAGGTAGTGTAGCATCATATTTTAAACCTCGTTCATCTACCGAGAGTTTAAGTGTACCACCTTGGTTACGATCTAAAATTAGATTACCATCGTGGTTGAATGTTAAAATAACATTATCATCTAAACGACCTTCAAAAGCTCGTGTATCTATAGTCTCAAAGAAACCTAAATCCCGACTTTCGTGGTCAAATAAAGCAGCATAACCACTAACTTGAACATCTCCGTTTTCTCCCTCAAGTAAACGAACTTCATAGTCAGCGTTAAATACTCTTATCTCTTTCTTTTGTTCCATAGTCTTATTTGTTAGTATATAGCAACAATATCTTTAGCCGTAGTTCCTGTAGCAAAAACTTTATTTACGAAGATACCTCTAAGGTAAGTACCACTAGGAACATTTTTAAGAGTAACCACACTTCCTCCGTGTAATTGAATCTTTATGTCTCCTTTAGTACCGATAAATAATTCAGCTTTTGAATCGCTTAAATTATCTACATCTGAACCTTCAACTTCACCAGCTAAATATCCTTTATTCTGAAACCAATGGTCTTTTCTTTTTAGTTTTTCTCCATCAGTCAAACCAACGATTGTTTTCTTTTTACCTGCCATTATTGTTTTTTATAAATCTTTTCGTGTTGTAGATTCGCCTAATTTACTCAAAGGAAGCATATTAGATTGCATATAGAACTCATCAGAAACTTCGCCTGCTGCATTCATATCCTCTAAACTTCTAACTTCATTAGGAGACATTACACCTATGTTTACTAAAGTCCTGTAATAATCTGCTCTAGCTTTAGAATCACCTCTAAGAATAGCGTTTAGATTGAATTTAAAATATTGTTTTCCTTTCTTATTAGAAGGAATTAGTTTGTCATTAAACTCACTCTCAATTCGCTTAATCCAAGGAGTTATTGTGTGAACCACAAAATCTATTTGCTGTGCTTCAATATTACTGTAAGTGGCGGAGGAAAGGTCGTTGACCAGATGATTCGGCACTCTAAATATACGGCAAATGTCAGAAATCTGATACTGTCTCGTCTCTAAAAATTGTGCTTGATTATTTGGAATTGAACGAGCTTGAAATTCCATTCCTTCTTCCAAAATAGCTGTCTTACCTACATTCAAACTACCTGCGTGATTAGTATTCCAAGACTCTCTAAGTCTCTTAGCTGTTTCTGGTTTAAGAGTTCCAGGGTGTTTAAGAATACCACCTACGGCAGCTCCATTTTTAAAGAATGAACCTGCGTGTTTGTCTAAGGCAATTGAAATACCTAAAGTCTCAGCAGCAGCAACAATTGGAGATTTACCAACAATTCCATCAAAGGATAAACCTTTTATATGGATCATATTCATTGATTGGATCGTTCCACTCATTGGATAGTGTATAGTATCTGAATTTTCGACTTCGTAATAAAGCCCTCTACCATCAGGAGATATAAAAACTTGTACATCTTTTTCTGCTACAGGGTGAAGATTAATAGGTTCTCCACCTGCATTACGCTCAATAATAGCATAGAAATTACCACCCAAACAAAGTTCAGTTAGTATACGCTCAATGAACATAAAAGAATTATATAGTGGTGAAGGTTTCTCACCGACTAAGCGATTTAATTTATCATTAGTTAACACAATCTTTCTATTATCATCATCTTTTTCATATAGACTGATGGGTAGAGAGGCTATTGTTTCGGAAAGAACCCGAATACACGACCATACTGTAGCTATTCGAATAGCTTGGTCTTTAGATACAGTCTCACCTGCTGCAGAGGTAGCATATAAGGAATTAATAATAGTAGAACCATACGCAGATTCTTGCGCTCGTTCTTCTAATTTCTTATTACCGTTAAATTTTAAAAAATCAAATATCCCCAAAGTGTGTGTATAATGTAATTACAAAGATAAATAGTCATATAGCTATAAATGTGAACAGTTTTTAGTGATTTTTTTCCAAATAACTATGTACTGAGGCTATAATACCGTGTACATATCTAGTTGAAATCTTATGTATCTTAGCTATTTCGTGAATTTTCAAACCATATTCGTAGCGTAAATGAACTATACTTTTAGCCCTATCATCAGGTAAATTCATAGCTTTTACCCAAATCTCATCTGCTAGAGGTTCGTAATCATCCTGTTTAAGACCGTTTTTAGGCAGTCTAAGGCGATAAGTCTTATGAAATGGGCTAGTGGTAGATAAAACTTGATTAGTGACTATACGAGCTACATAAAAGCAAAACTGATTTGTTTCGTGGAGCGATTGAATAGTTATCTCATTTTGTGAAAGTAAAATTAGAGTTACATCCTGAACTAAGTCATCTATCAGGTGTAAATCCATATTAGCCGATAAGATGTTAGCACAAACCTCACGGATCGTACTCATCTCTTCGACTATAATTTCGTTTTTAGATAAAGAATATTTCTTTGTCATCGTAAGCTGAACCTCCTTTGTTTTTGTTTTGCATTGCCTCTGATAGTGCCATTATACAAGAAATTACACCATCAATCTTTTCATTTGATTTGGATTTATCGGGCTTCACATTCCCTGCTGCATCGTAAGTTAGTACGATGTTCGACATCATCCATCTAAGCACAGGATTACCTCCGTGACGAATTTTGCCTCCAAGAATTAAAGTTTCAAATTCTTTAGTGGCAGGTGACATTGTTCTATAACCTTGACCTACAGGAATCATTGGACAACCTTCTTCTGTAAGGTCAATTACAATCTGAGAAGCATTCCATCTATCATAAGCTATCATACGAATATCGTACAATTCAGATAAATCTCTTATCTTTTGCTTAATGTAATTGTAATCACAAACATCTCCAGGAGTTAAAATAATATGACCCTCTCTAGCCCACTTAGAATAGTTTACCTTATCTCGTTGCGACCTTTGGTGAGCATTATCTTCAGGTATAAAATTATAAGAAATAATATCATATCCACCTTCTTCATCAGGGAATATCAGAGCTAAAGATGTTACATCACGAGTTGATGCTAAATCTAAACCTGCGTAACAAGGTTTCCCTTTTAAATATTTCTCATCTACTGTATCACCACATTCCATCCATTTTTCATCGCTGATCCACCTAGTTTCGTTAGCCACCCATTGATTTAGGTGTAATCGCCTCCAAGTGTTTTCAAATGAAGGTTCATTTTTTGCCTTAATAGATTGTTGGTGCATATACTCTTTGGTGATGATAGTTCCATAGCCTGGATTGGCTTTCTTCCATACCTCTTCATCGAATATATCATCATCCTTATCAGCTTCGTAAACAACCCCTAAAAATGAATCATCCTTAATTACTCCTTCGATAAGTTTTTTCGAATAGTCATAAAGCTCTTTACAAATGTGGTCTTTCTGATGACCTGCACCTGCTGTGGTAATACCAAGCATAAGAGGTTCTTTCCTAGCTCCCATAGATGTAAGTAAAACATCATACAAATCTCTATTTTTATGAGAATGAATTTCATCTAACAAACAACAAGACAAATTCAATCCGTGCTTAGTGTCAGCATCAGCAGAAATAACTTTGTAGTACGATCCAACTTTATCGTAGGTAATAGAATCTCTATAAGTGCCAGAGCGTTTAAGTAATTCAGGCTCTTGAAGAACCATTTGCTTGGCTATAGAGAATGATAAACGAGCTTGTTCTTTATCTGCTGCTGCGCTCACGATTTCCGCACCTTTCTCTCCATCAGAATAAAGCATATAGAGAGCAATACCAACCATTAAATTGGTCTTACCATTCTTGCGAGGTATGAATACGAAACATTGTCTAAACTTCCTTAATCCTGTTTCCTTAGATTTCCAACCAAATAAAGGTCGGATAATATCTTCCTTCTGCCATTCTTCAAGGATAAACGGTTGCCCTGCTAAATCACCTTTAACGTGCTTACAAAATCTCTCGATAAAGTCAACACATCTATCTGCCGATTTAGGATCGAAATAGAATTTAGTGGTATCTATGTTTTTAAGATTACTCGCCACCGTTGAAGAAGTTTTCTATTTTAACATCTGTATTACCATCGCCTCGTTCTATAGCATTTACTTTAGCTCTACTCGATGGAGTAAGACCAAACTCTTTAAGAAGCTGAAATACTCTAACGAAAGCTTGATTGGCTATCTGAACTTCTGGTCGTATAATGGATTTGACATTACCCTCTCTTGATACTATCTCCATAGTAGCACCAAGGCTATTAACAACTTCTTTGGCTATCTTATATTCGCTATAAGCATCGCAAAGCATTTCTAAGGCTATTGAATCTGCCTGAGTCAACACGGACATATCGTGTAGCAAGCAACTCAATTCCATAAAAACCTTCTTACCATCTTCATTTAGCCAATTTGGAATCGGTAAATCTACTGAAGGTAAGTTAGGTTCATTAGCGTTTTCCCTATCCTTACGGTAAGTTCCTCTTTGTTTTTTAAGTTCTGAGGGCAATCTAGTCAAAAGTTATTTTTTTATTTAGGGGCAATATAATAATTAAATATATAATTACCTAATTATGTTAGTTGTTTTTTTTTCCGAGTAAGTAATATTACTATTCACTATATATCTTTATCCTTATCTATAGCCCCTTGCTTGGGGTCTAATTGAGGTCAAGATGGGGTCAAGTTGAGGTCTAAAGGTTAAATTATTATAAACCAGATAGTTATAACAAGTCCAATGCACGCATTGTAAATTTTAGCTGTTTTTCTAGGTGATTTCACCTATGTAAGATTTATTAAACTTTACTTATTAAAAACTTAAAATAAATTAGGATTATTAAATAACAATTGTTTATATTTGCTTAGAATCTGATAATAACTATTGTCCTTTTATTGGATCGAGTGAGTAAGCTACTTGAGTGCTGCAAACAAAGACCTGAGTAAGTCAATGACTCAGGCAAACATAACGAGAGCTTCCTGCGTGAGTGGAAGCAAGTAGTACCAAGTCCTACGATTGGGATTGTAGGCAATCGGTGTTGAAGACTGGACTTTAGGGGGCGGTGGGAACTTGCCTCCTAGAGCTTCAACCAACTAAAACAAGAGTAAGTATTAGCTTTATCTACCCTCGTTAAGACTACGAAGGTAAATTGAGCCGAATAGAGTTATTAATTGGCTCAAAAAGTAAACTAATAACTTAACTAAAGACTAGGAATTATGATGAAAGTTTGTGTATTAATATTAACTATGATAGTTGTTTTGGGTTATCTATACTATGATGCATTCTATAGGGATAAAAAATCTTAGGAAATTAAGAAGTTTAATACTACCTTTGAGGGAGTTATAAATTAAAAAAAGATTAACTATGTCGCAAACTACATTTTTCATATTAGGTTTAATCTCTTTAATTACGCTGTGGTTATTTGAGTCTGAGACTAAAAATAAAAACAATTAATTATGGCGAAGCTCAAGAGAAATTATGTGGATTGGGATATTGATAATAAAGACCTTGTGATCTATTACGAGTTCGACCATTACGATGAGGTTCAAGAATATCGTCAAGTGGATTTTGTTCCAGACGATTATCAGATTTATATTTGGGGTGATGGGGATGAGCTTGAGTCAGAAGATTTAAGTCCATACGAATGGTGTGATGAAACTTATACTGTCGTGGATTATATTCGGATGTTAAGAGAATCAGAAGAGGATGTTTAACCTTTAAAAATTATATATAATGCCTGAACATTATTTAATAGCAACGATAGTACTCGGTGTCGTTTGCTTCTTCTTAGGGAGAGTTACCCATCCGAGTGAGTTTTAGTTTTTGTCTATGAGAGGTTGATTTCGGTCAGCCTCTTTTTTTTTGGTTTGAACTAGGTAGAATAACAACAAAGTAGATAACACTTTTCCTGAGTGTGGAATTTCCCTGGCTAGGACTTGGAAAGGGGAGTACCCCCACAACTCCCTTTCCTTTGACAGGGTGGAGAGAAAGG